GTATTAGCGGACGAGTTGGTAATACCATTATCAACCGTTCAATATCACCTGCGTAAAGTTAAGAAGATAATAAGAGAAAATTGGAATAAAAATAAAGGAAACTATGGGTTGTAACTGTAAAGGTAATAATTCACCCAAACCATTAGATGAGTTGGTTGGGTATGAATTGATAAATAAAGGGATAATAAATGAAGAGGTTTTAAGTAACAACGAGAAGGAATTACTATATAGGTTCTATAATGAAAAGTTTAACGAACAGGTTAGATTTACTTGTGGTAATTGTTGGGAGGTGTTTATTAAAGATAAATTAAAAGAATTATGGATAAAAGAGAGTTTAAGAAGAGCACAAAGTTAGAACTTGAAAAGAGGCTACAAGTGTGTATTGAAAAGATAGTTAAAGACCATTTGAACTATACTATGTTTATTGATTGGTTTGTAGATGAATATGATATGTCTAAACACAACGCCTATAAAGAGTGGAACAAGTGTTGGAATATTATTAAGTCCCGTTTCTCATTAGAAACAGACCAACTGATAAACAAACAGATATACGAGATGTATGACCTATACAAAGAAGCAAGAGAGACAGGTGACTTTGGAACATCAAGGAAACTATTGGAGGATATAAGAAAGATACAAGGGATTGACGCACCTGAAAAGATAAACATAAAACACGAGGGAACAATCACAGTATCCTTTGGGGACGAAGAATAATGAATATAATACAGGGAGATAGTTTAGAGGTATTAAAAACATTACCAGATAATTTCTGTGATTTAGTGGTAACATCACCACCGTATAATAAAAATTATTGGTTAAGGAATAGAAACCAAAAGGGTAAAAGAATTATCACATACGATAGTTTTAATGATAGTTTAGACCCACAGGAATATATCCAACAACAGACAGATATATTAAATGAACTTGTAAGGGTTATAAAACCGACTGGTTCAATCTTTTATAACCACATAGACATATTACATAAACATAACACAATACACCCGTCATATGTCTATAATTTTAATGTTAAACAAGTTATAGTTTGGGATAGAGGTAACACACCAAAGTTAGATAAGAGTTATTTTCTACCCACAACAGAATGGGTGTTTTGGATTAAGAAGAGTTGGGACGCAATACCTTATTTTGATAAATCACAAGCACAACACAAGAAAAGTATTTGGAGGATTAACAAGGAAAAGAATAACCCACACCCCGCACCATTTCCACAGGAATTAGTAGACAACATAATTAAGAGTTGTTCGGTTGAAGGGTCAGTTGTAATGGATTGTTATATGGGTAGCGGGTCAACCGCTTTAAGTTGTAAAAGAAATAACAGAGAGTTTGTCGGTATAGAAATAAGTGAGACCTATATTGATATGACTAAAAAAAGATTAGATGAATATAAAACTATTTAAGCCACACGCCAAACAGAGAGAATGTATCAACCAGATTGAAAGTTCTTTGGCAAAGTATATCATTATTGATTGTGGTAGACAGTTTGGTAAATCTTTATTGGCACAGAACCTAATTTTAAAATGGTGTTTAGAAAATGATAATAGTGTTGGGTTTTGGGTTAGTCCTATCTACTCACAAGCAAAGAAAGTGTTTGATGAGTTGGTTAAGGCGTTAAAAGATACGGGTCTAATTAAGACCACAAACAGGAGTGAGGTATGGATTAAACTAACAAACGGTTCAACCATACACTTTAAGTCAGGAGAGAAACCAGACAACCTACGAGGTTATACATTAGATTTTCTCGTAGTAGATGAAGCTGCGTTCATTAGGGACGAGGTATGGAATGAGGTATTAAGACCAGCAACATTAGTAAGAGGTAAGAAGATATTGTTTATATCCACACCAAAGGGTAAGAACTATTTTTATAACCTATATAACAAAGGTGTAAGTGAAGAGACACCTGATTATCTATCATTAAAATATACAAGTTATGATACACCCTTTATTACGGAAGATGAAATTAACGAGGCGAAGAATAGCCTACCTGATGATATTTTTAGGCAGGAGATTATGGCAGAGTTTATTGAAGATGGTGGGGAGGTGTTTAGACACTATCATCAGGCGCAACTAATAAACAGATGGCAAGAACCTGTGGAGAGTGAAAGGTATTGGGCGGGAATAGATTTGGGTAGACAGAATGACTTTACAGTATTAACCATAATAAATAATTTCAATCAGGTAGTTTATATATACAGAGAGAGAAGAAATAATTGGACGAACATAGTAGACGAGATTGTAAGGATATTACAGAAATACAACGCACGAGCAATAGTGGAGGTGAATAGTATTGGTGATGTAATATACGAACAGATATTCCAAAGATACAGGAAGATAGAAGCGTTCCACACAACCAACCAAAACAAGGAAGAGATTATAGGAAACCTTATAGTTCAAATAAACGAACAGACAATACTATTACCAACTAAACAATTATTTGAACCATTAGACACAGAGTTAAGGGTATTTACATTTGAATATTCAACAAAGAGTAGGAAGATTAGATACTTTGCGCCAGCAGGGTTTCACGATGATTGTGTAATGAGTTTAGCGTTCGCAGTAGAAAGTAAGAGAAATAATGTCCCTAAAAAGTTTGTAGTAGCCTAATGATAAAACAGATTGATATTGAAATAGATGGTATAGATTATACTTTGCCAGAGAATATTACGGTGAGCCACTACGGTGAGATGATGAGACGAATGTCTTTGAGTGAAGATATAATAGACAAAGCACACGATGTAATAGGTGTGTTACTGAATATACCATATACTATACTACGAGAGTTAGACCCCGAACAGATGGCGGAATTATCCATATATCTTCAAAATAAGGTCAATTCTCACGATGTTGGATACATACCCTCATTTACTTATAAAGATGTAAATTATGTGGGTGTAACCTTTAATAAAATGACTTTTGGTGAGTATGTAGATATAATCAATTTGATTAGGAACGAAGCGTCCATATATATGAATATACATAAGATATGTTCTATACTATACAGACCAGAAATAAATGGTAAGATAAGTCCATATAACATAGAACAACAGGAAATACAGAGTGAGTTATTTAAAGAACTACCACTACAATATTTCTTTGGGATATTCAAGAACCTATTTACCTTTTTAGCACAGATGAAAAAGGATTTTGTGGTGTTATTTGGTGAAGATGATTTACCTGAAAAACCAAAGGAAGAGAAACAGGAAGAGGAAGAACAAACCAATTTACCCTGGTATAAGATGATTATGACTTTAACAGGTGATGATTTTACAAAAATAGATTATGTAACGGGTCGTCCATTAGTTGAATGTTTCAACCATCTTACATATATTAAATTAAAGATAGAAGATGAGAAACAACTTATTCTTCAACAACAAAACAAGATGAACTTATGAGTAGTAAATTAAAAACATTTAGGGGGTTTGTGAAAGACCTGAAAAAGATATATGAAAAACATCAACAGATTAAGGACTTTGGGTTTGGATTTATAGAAGATGTTACATTCAAAAATCAGGGTGATACAACAACACAATACCCATACCTATTTGTAATACCAGATACATCGGTAGTAGATGAAAGAGAATTAAGTTATTCAATTAGATTGGTGATGATGGATAGAGTTGTTAATTATACAGACGACAACTTATTAGATATTATGAGTGATATGAACCAAATACTACAAGATGTGGTAAGTCAGTTCGCTTATTCATACACAGCAGAAAATGGTGATTATACAGGGACATATCAAATAGATTTACCAGTTCAATTACAACCCTTTGCTGATAAGTTTGACGACTATGTAGCGGGTTGGTTCGCCACCATAAACATCACATTAGGTCAAGCACTTGATAGATGTGACGCACCATTTGATAGTTTTGAGTAATGGCAATACCTGAAAGATTATTATTAAGACAATCCCTACAAAGGTCAGCACGAGAGTGGTTGAAGATATATAGGGAAGAGTTAGGAAAGAATAGACCACACGGGTTAGGAAAGGACGGACAAGCAAAAAGTAGTTTTAGTCCTGTGACCGCAAATAGTATTGCGTCAGGTAGAGCGTTAGACGCAGGTTATGAGATTGTAACCAACGATGATGGAACATACGAGATTATATTTGGACTACCTGATTATATATATTATTTAGACCAGGGAGTAAGAGGTGGTAGGTTTCAAGAAGGAAGACGAAGAGGTGGCGGTGGTTCATCACCATTTCTTAAATCAATAATGAATTGGATAGAAACCAAACACATTAGAACAGAATTATCCACTATGAGTTTAGCGTTCGCAATAAGAACGAATATACTTAAAGAGGGTATTGAAGCAACTAATATAATTTCTACTATTAATGAAAGATTTATAGAAGAGTTTGGGGAACAAATAGCGGACGATTATATGGTTAATATAGAAGATTATATAATAGATAATATGAAAAGAGTTTTAGAAAAATACAATTAATATGGCAATAACAATAACACAGACACCCCAATATATAAAACCATCTTATAGTGATAATGTATTAACAGTATCATCAAATCAAGTGGTATCAAAATATAAGTTCAAGTATGTATTTGATTTATTTGCTAAACCACAAAATGGTGACCCATACACTTATTTAGGTAGGGTAAAACAAACACCTAACCCATCAGGAGTGGGTATGTTAGATTTAGGTAGATACTTACAGAATGTAGTATCACAGGATTTATATAACGGATATATGTATGATTTAGGTTGGGTGCCAGATACATTAAAACAAACATTAGGAGATTATTATGTAATGTGTGGTGAAGAATATTCAACATCATTATCAGGTGCTACAACACTATATAACGGGTCAGGAACAGTATGTTCTACATCAACACTAACAGGAACAACCACAGGAGTTAAAGTTACATTTAATGGTGTAAATCAATTTGAGTATGGATATTATTGGCCTGGTAATGATTTTTTTAAGGCTACAAATAGATTTTTATTATCTAACCAACCTTTAACACAATACAGAGAAGCAGATGAGTTTATTTGTATTGGAGTATTAGCGGGTGATAATCAACAAGGATATGACGCGAATATATCAAGATTAGGATATACAGCAAAGTTCTATTTTACAGATGGAACAAACGCAACATATTATCAAGATTATGGAAATTATACAGGAGCAACTATTAATGGATATTATATGTCGGGAACTTTACAAACTATATTAGATATTGAAGGACAGACAAAGGATTGGACGAAGGTTGAATTATCTATGTCTACGGAATATGAAAAGAGAATTATATATAAAAAGGTTTGTCCTTGGCAGAAATATAATCCCAAAGATGTTATATTCTTAAATAGATATGGAGCGTGGGATACATTTAGATTTTATGGTAGTAAAGATGAGGTTACCAAAATACAAAGAGGAACATATGAAAGAGCGTATGGCACCTGGTCTTCTTATTCATACAACTATGAAACATACGAAAGAGGAACAGATAATATATCAACTGAATTACAAGTAGAGGGTGAGGTAATGAGTGATTTTTTAGATAGGGATATGGTAAATTGGTTGGGAGAATTATTAACATCACCACAGGTATATCTTGTGGCAAATAACGAATTACCACATATTATTACAGGTGGGGTTCAATTATTGCCAATCAATATTACCAGTAGTGATTTTAAGAAACAAATTAAAGGAAATGTGAAATTAAGACAAGTTAGTTTCAAGTATAAATATTCAACACCGACCAGAACACAACAGTTTTAATTATGATTGATACTCTCATACAAGTAACCAATTTAAGTGGTTCAACTATATACCTTGACTTATACGATGATTTATCAGTAAATCTAAATATGTCCTTTGCGGAGATACAAGATATTACAAGTCGTAATAGTGGATACTCACAAACTTTCAGGGTGCCAGGAACACCTATTAACAATAGTTTCTTTAACTATATGTTTAATGTGAACGCAGATAATCTATCATTTGATATACAAAAATCTGTGGTATGTTCTGTGAATTACAAAGGTAATACGGTATTAGATGGTATATTAAGATTATTAAAAGTTATTATTACAAATAACAAGGTAGAATATGAGGTGAATATACAAGATGAGGTTGGGGTGTTTATTAATAATATCAGTAACAAATTACTTACAGATATAAATTATGACGATTTAAACCATACATATAACGCAACAAATGTTAAAGCAAGTTGGGACGCAGTATATACAGGTTCAACAACAACAGGAGGATTAAAGAACGGACAGATATTATATCCGTTTCAACACATAGGTTATTTATATGACGATACAGGTAAGATAATTACATCTGGTTCAACATCATCACCTACATTAGAATTGTATGGTAATAAAGGTTCTATCTCTCACCCTGATACACCGATGAAGACAACTGGTTTCAAGCCATCAATACAAATCAAATCGGTGGTTGATAGAATATTCAATCAAAACGGATTTACATTAGTAAGTAACTTTTTTAGTAGTGAATATTTCAGGAGGTTATATATGCCACTCATATTCAACAACGATGGATACTTTATATCAGCAACGGGAAACACAGCGGGAACATCACAAGTATTTCAACAAATTACAAGTCAACCATCAGGATTTAGTTTCTCTGGAACAACTTGTATGGTGATAGATGGATTTGTGGAAGTAGACGCTTATACATATAATAATGGTTCGGTATATCCTCCATATGGTTGGAACTTTACTAATGGTAGATTTATAGCACCACAAAACGGAACATATACATTTACATATTCAATTACATTACAAGTTCCAGATGGTTACCAAAATGTTACTACTGGAATAGAAGGTTCGGTATTTTTATATAAGAATAGAACAACACAATATCTTAATAAGGATTTTATTACCTATCCTGATATATACGATTTTCAGGTAACAGTATCATCTACTAATTCAGTTTCAATACCATTAGTTCAAGGTGACTATATTGAAATGGTTGTTAGATGGAAACAAGGAGCAATTTATACCTGCCAAAGTTATACATTAGTAGCACCTGAAATTGTAAAAGATATTTCTGTTGTAACAATTACAGACGCACCAAATAATATATTAGGTTCAACGGTAGATGTTAATAATCAGTTTGAGGTTCCAGGAACTTATAAACAATTAGAGTTTCTAAAAGGTCTAATAACACAATTCAATCTGGTGATGGTTAAACACCCTTATTTATCCAACACATACATAATGGAGCCGTATAGTGATTATGTAGGACAAGGGGACACATTAGATTGGACTGATAAATTAGATATGTCTAAATCTATTGAAATATCACCATTAACTAATTTGATTGGTAAGGCGATAGATTTTGTTTATGAAGAAGATGGTGATGAGATAAACAACTATACCAAAACTATTAACAACAATAGAAACTTTGGAACATATAACTTTATTCCATCAGGGGTAACCTTAAATGATAAACCATTAGAGTTTAAGTCGTTCTTCTCACCTTCACCAGGAAACTTTCTACCATCATACAATACCTCTAATCCTTTAATATGTCCCCAATTTTACGGGACAAAACAAGTTACTATAAGTGGTTCAACAATCACACAACTCCTTCCTATGAGGATTAAACCTCGTATATTACACTATTGTGGAAGACAAAGTATATCAGGTGTATGGTATTTTAGGGACGAGGTATTAAACGAAACTACACAATATACAGATTATCCGTTCTTACACCATCAAGAGTTATTACCTTCAACACCAGCACAACAAGCGGTAGACCTTAACTTTGGTAATAGTAATTCACCACAGGACGCAGTAGTTCCTTCATTTACAAACCTTACAGCGTATAACTTATATTACGCAGATTATATAGATGATTTATTAGACGCTGACGCAAGAATGGTTAGTGCTAATTTCTTCCTTAATATTCAAGATGTAACCAACTTAAAGTATAGTGATTTAATATTTGTTAAGGACGCTTATTATAGAATTAACAAAATAAAAGATTTTAATTTAATTAATAATTCAACAACCAAAGTAGAGTTAGTAAAGTTATTGACTGTTGATATACAACAATTACCACCAACTCCTACTCCAACTCCAACAAGTAGTCCTACACCTACTCCAACGAGCACACCAACTCCTACGCCTACAAGCACTCCTACACCTACTCCAACAAATACACCAGCACCGATAGGGCAGTGTTATTGTTTTGAAATATGGGTTACAGGAACAACACAAGGTGGACCAGAGCCAGGAATTATTGCTACACTTGATTATAATGATTGTTATGGTGTAAGAACAGGTAGAGCGTTTTTTAATGGACCAGGTATATACAAGCAGTGTATCCAGGTCTTTGATAATGTCCCACAAGTATTTGGGGGAACAACAGGAATAGACCAAAGTAAAATAACTATACCTGGAACAGGAAATTGTAACACAGGATATGTATGTAGTGGATATACACCAATCACTCCAACACCAACTCCTACGGCTACAAGCACTCCTACTCCTACACCAACTCCTACACCAACTCCTACTGCTACACCAATACCTGTAAGTTTAATTGTATATACAGGAGCAACATTAAGTGCTGCTTGTGGTAATAATATATCAACAACAGTTTGGTATATTGGTTCATTAGGAATAGGAACAGATTTATATACAACATCAGGAATGACTATTGCGGTTCAAACGCCAGGTTATTACAAGTATGACGACGCAACAGTTTATGTGGTAGGTGTTCCATCAGTTCAAAATGGTAGAATTACAAGTATAGTTGCTTGTCCTACTCCTACTCCAACACCAATACCTTCATACGAGTTTAATGTATATGTAAGTGAAACAAGTGCTAATGTCGCTTGTAATGGTGGTGATACTCCTGCGGGATTATATCATCAATTTGTTATTACAGGTGATACAACAACATTATGTTCGTCAAACTCATTCACTTGTAGTTTTATACCTACATATGATTTTGATACTTTTTGGGTTAGTGATGGAACAAATAGTAGACAATTACATAGAACAGGACCAGCTGGTAGTGTAGACGCAGTTCCAGATGGTGCTTGTGTATCTTGTGCTACTCCAACTCCAACTCCTACTCCTACGGGAACACCAACTCCTACTCCAACGAGCACACCTACTCCAACTCCAATACCAAAGTTCACAGCGAGTTGGGGAAATACTTGTGAAGAAGCGAACGCTAAATGTAGTGGTGGAGCAATACCTGTTTATGATTTTATTAGATATAGTGGAACAGGAACGACTATGTGTGATATGGAATGGGTTACTTGTGATAGTTTATTTAATAGTGGTTTAATAACAGGTTCTACTTTCTTCACAGTTCAGTGCGGAACAAATCCACAAGTGTTAAGAGAATGGCACTTATATCTACCGCCAGGTGGTGGTTCATTTAGAGCGTATCAATATGGGTCTTGTAGTTTATGTCCTACACCAACTCCAACTCCTACTGCTACTCCAACGAGCACACCTATACCACCAACATTTACTCCAACCCCAACTCCTACTGCGACAGGAACACCAACTCCTACGCCAACTAATACACCAGAACCACCAACTCCTACACCAACGAGCACACCAACCCCTACACCTTCACCAATACCAACTTATACATACACAGTATATTTGAGTGATACATCAGCAGGAGCAGCTTGTGCGGGTGGTGATACATCATATGGTTCATATTATTTATTTCAAGTAACAGGAAATACTACTAATATGTGTAGTTCAACAACATATAAAATTAGTGAATTACCTGTATTAGATTTTGGAACTTTCTGGATGAGTGATGGAACAAATAGTAGACAGGTTCAAAGAAATGGTGGACCAGCAAGTATAAACGCAAGTCCAATAGGTGCTTGTTCTGTTTGTCCTACCGCTACTCCTACACCAACTCCAACGAGCACACCACAACCACCAACTCCTACTCCTACGAGCACACCACAACCACCAACACCAACTCCTACGAGCACACCAACTGGTCCAACATATGAAATATATACGGCGGATAGATATGAGTGTGATACTCCAACTGGACCTTGTGTATATGTTGAAACAATAACAATAGCGAACCCAATTGCTGTATCTTCATATGGTAAGTTTTATTTAGATAATACATATGGTTACATATTTAATATTGTATCAAGTGGAGGGTCTGGTCCTTATTTGTATGTTGATATTACAAATACAACAGGAACTAATAACTGTAAATCGTTATGTAATATATAATGATTAAACAATAAAAGATATATAATACAAAGAGAATAATATGGCGTCATTTAAAGAGTTTAAGGTAAAAGTAACGGTTGATACAAAAGACGGGAACGAACAGTTAGAAAAAACTATCAATACCTTATCTGGATTTGAAGAACAGATTAGTGCGTTAAGAACAAAATTAGCGTCAACACCAATAGGAACAAAAGAGTTTAAGGAACTATCAAATGAATTATCAAGAACTGAAAAGGCGTTTGGTAAAGCACAAGATAGTGGTAAGAGTTGGTTACAATCAATATCGTCAGCACCAGGTATTGTAGGTCAATTAGGACAGTCAATTCAAGGTGCGGGTAAGTTGTTCGGTTCATTTGATATGGCGTTAAAAACATCTGTTGTAGGGTTTATAGCAACTCTTATAGCAAAACTTGTAGAAAAGTTTAGTCAAATGGAAGGTGTGTTAGACCCTTTAAATAAAATCACAGCAATATTCTCCGCAACAATCGGTAAGTTGGCTGATTTTATATTACCTCCAATATCAGCACTACTTGAAGGTATTGCGTCAGGAGCAGAAAAGGTTGTTAATTTCTTTGGCAAGTTGACGGGTGATAGTGGTAATTTAGGAGACGCGTTAGGTGATTTAGCGGACAGACAAGACGCACTAAACGATAGTCAAGCAGAATATGAGTTAGGTTTATCTAAATCAAGTAGAGCGTTGGCGGAAGCAAGGGAAGCCGCAGCAGATGGGACAAAATCAGTTAAAGAAAGAAAAGAGGCACTACAAAACGCGGATAAGATTGAAAGAGAAATTGCGGCACAAGGTAAAGCGAGAGCGTTAGAACAGGCGAGAATTAAGGCGGGTGAATTGGCTGCGTCATTAGGATATACAACAGAACAAATTGAGAATATCAAGAAATATGATAAAGCACAATTAGAAAGTTTTGCGGCAGAGATTAAACAAAGGAAAGGATTAAGTGCGGAACAAAGAAACCAATTACTACAACAATTAGGAACGATAGAAGAGATTGACGCCAACACAGCAAAGATTGGTAAGAAGACAGCAGCAGCAATTAAAGGAATTGATAGTGAGGTTGCGGCACAAAGGAAACAAGCGGCAGCAGATGAATTAGAAAGACAAAAGAATAAATTAAACGCACAGATTGAATTAGAAAAGAACAAGGTTAATACAGATGAAAAAACATTAAGAGCCTATCTTGAAAAGAAAGATGAGTTAGAAAATAAAGGAACTAAAAAATCAGCAGAAGAATTAGAGTTACAGAAACAGAACAGGGATAAGGCGGTAAAAGACGCACTTAAAACAGACACAGACGCAAGTGAAGCAAAGACAAAGAAAGACAAGGAAGACCAACAGAAGAGAGATGATGATTATATCAAAGGTGTTAAACAAAGAGATACTAATGAAATAACAGAAGCAGAGATATTATTAGAAAAGAAAAAAACATTATACGGAGCGGAAAGTCAGGAGGTTAAGACCCAACAAGAGGTAATATACGCTGCCAAACAAAAAGCAATAAAAGATGAGATTGACGCAATTGCGTTAAAGAAAGACCAAACCGAAGCAGACAAACAAAGATTAATTGATTTAGGTAATGAAAATCTTAAATTAACTAATACCATATTGGCTGGTAAGAAGGCGGAGACAGACGCAGAAAAGAAGAAACAAGAAGATAAAATAGCGTTAGACGCAGCCAAACTTGAATATGAATTAGGACAAGAACAAACCACATATGATAGAAAGGTTGAAATATTACAGAAAGAACAGGATTTAGCCAAAGAAGATTATGATAAAAAATTGGCGTTGGCGGGTGACGACGCAGTTAAGAAGGGTAATATTGAATTAGAATATACAAAGAGAAAGGCGGAGTTAGGTAAGAAGAGAGAAGATATTGATAATAAGGAATATGAGAATAAGATAAAAATAGCACAAGGGACAGCAAATATGTTAGGTGCGTTGGCTGACCTTGTTGGTAAAGATACATTAGCGGGTAAAGCGTTAGGTATATCACAAGCGTTAATCAACACCTATGTCGGTGCGAGTGAGGCGATAAAACAAAAATCTACATTACCATCACCGTTTGATGTTATTGCGAAAGTTGTGAATGTGGCAACAGTAATTGCGACAGGTCTTAAAACGGTTCAAGCCATCACAGCGGTTACCGTTCCTGATAATCAAGTTCCAGAGGTTAGAATAAGAAAGGCGATGGGTGGTATATTACAAGGGCCAACACACGCTATGGGTGGTATAGCAACTCCTTTTGGTGAATTAGAAGGTGGTGAGTTTGTGGTGAATAGAGCGTCAACACAGATGTATAGACCACAATTAGAAACAATAAACGCGTTAGGTGGTGGAGCAAGGGACTACAACTATTCAGGATTTAATGGTAATATTACTAATAACGAACCACCAATATTCAAGACCTATGTTGTAGCAAGTGAAATGTCGTCCCAACAAGAGGTAGACAGAATAATACAATCAAGGTCTAAAATCTAAATTAAACAATATATAATAGTATGAAGATAGTAGAATTATTTATAGACGATACAGAAGATATGGCGGGTGGTGAAGCCATCGCTATGGTTCAACGACCAGCACACGAGAGTGACTTTGTGGCGTTTAATGATGAAAAGAAATGTGATAATTTCTTCGCAGCGTTTAGTGATAAACAGGAAGAGATTGTCTTAACAGAGGAAGAACAAGAGAAAGTATTACATCAGTTCAGTAGTATGGGTGAAGACCACCAGTCATTTATGATGAAGGGTTATTACATCAAATCAGTTGAACCTATTAATTTTACTCCTAACTATGTTAAAGAAAAGTTCGCAGCAACTGATATTAACGCAAGACCTATTACAGATGTATTAAACGATAAATCAGTAATGGATTATAGTGATGGTGAAGGTAAGTATAAAGTAAGATTTAGATACGCAGTAAGACCTGGTCGTCCAGCAATTATCAATACAACTCGTAAGTTTTGTAAAGAGATGATTAACGCTAATAAGACCTATCGTCTTGAAGATATAAATAAAATCCTAAACGGTTTCCAACAATACGGACAATCAAGTTGGGGTAGTGCGTTCTTCAAGTTCGGTGGCCCTAACTGTAACCATATATGGGTTAAGATAGTTTATCAACAAATATTTGATAAGAAAGGTGTTCCAACAGGTAAGTATAAGACCATTAGCGAACAAGACAGAGGAGACGCAGCGAACATCGCAGGTTCTAATTTAAACCAAAAAACTATGGATAATCCATCACCTCAAACTATTAGACGAGCAGGACAAGGTATGTTTAGTGCGGAGGATATACAAAAGTTTAATGAAGAATTAAAGAAACAATACTTAATGGCGGGGTGTGTTCTAATCCCCGACAAGTTGATATACAGAGTAGACCCTAATACCAAAGAGGAATATTATGTATATTTTTCAAAAGAAAGTGTAAAGAAAATAGCGTTCAAGTATATGAGAGACAAGAACACTACTAACACTAATATAGAACATAACCCCAATCAACCAATAGATAATGTAACTCTTGTTGAAAGTTGGATTGTTGACGACCCTGAAAATGATAAATCAAATCAATATGGTTTCAAGTGTGAACCTGGAACCTGGTTCGGTGTTGTGGATTGTAGTAAAAATCAAAAGTTTTGGAACGACTATGTTGAAAATGGTAAAGTTCAAGGATTTAGTTTAGAAGGATATTTTGAAAGTAAATTAACAAAGTTTTACGAAAATCAAAAAAAACACTCCAATATAGATGTAGATACATATATATTGTTAGAGATTGAAAATCTATTAAATAAAGAATAATATGACCCCTACACAAAAATTACAACAAATTAAGAATTGGATATTCAGTTGGAACAGTCAACACTCTTTCAAGAGAGTTACTGATTTAAGTGGAAACCAATTTGAGGTAGATGGTGAATTAGAAACAGGTAAGGAGTTTTACGCAATACAAGAAGATGGTATGATTAAACCCGCAGGAGATGGCGAGTATCATATTGACGGAAAAGTATTAAATGTTATTGAAGGTTTAATCGCCGCAGTAATATCAGGTAACAGAGACCTTACCGAAAAACAAATAAACCCAGAAGGAAATAAAAAAGAAACTATGGCAGAAAATGTAAAAATGGTTACAGACAGTTTGTTAGACGGAACTGAAATTAGTATCACAGGCGACAAAGTTGTTGCGGGTGCTGATATTCGTATTATGAAAGACGGACAAGAGTTGTTACCAGCAGCAGGAGAATTAGAATTAAAGTCAGGTTCAGTTGTTATTGTTGATGAGAATGGTAAAATCACAGAGGTTAAAAGCGATGTGGAACCAGCGAACACCGATGAAACACAAAGTGAAGCTGATGAAGCTACTGAAATGGCGGCAAAAGATGTTATACCAGATACAGGTGTAGTTAATATTGAAACTATACACGGTATGATGAAACAAATGATGGAAGCAATTAGCGACCTTAAAAATAAAGTAGGTTCAGTTACAGACAAGCAAGAAAAAATGAAAGAAGAGTTTAATTCATTTAAGAAGGCACCAGCAGCAGAACCACTAAAAAGAAATACTATAACAGGTAAAGATAATTACCGTTTTGGTTCAGGTGAAAATCCAAAAGTAGCGATGTTAGAAGCACTTAAAGGACATTTCAACAAATAATAAATAAAAAAATAAAAAAAAAGAAAAAAATGAGTAATTTAAAAAAATACGATTTTACTTTTAACTTATCAGGGTTACAAGATTATACAGAACAAAAAACATCTACCTTGATTAGTGAAACAGTTTTAACAGGAGATTTTGCGCAACAAGTTGTTGTTGTGCCTAATGTGAAGGGCGTTCAAGAATTGAATGTGTTGTCTTCACACTTACAAGAATTAGATGGTGGTTGTGGTTGGAACCCAGCGAATAGCGGTCAAACTACAACATTCACACAAAAATCAATTACATCTGTAAAGAAGCAGTATCAAGAGAGTTTGTGTGTAGACCAATTAGAAGGTTACTGGTATCAAACTTTATTGAAGCCAGGTCAATACTACGATAGTCCTAATGATATTCCATTTGCGGAATATTTGGTGAACTACAAAGTAGAACAAGTTAAAGAAGCAATTGAATTAATGTTATTCTCTGCGACAGAAGGTTCAACAGGATTTGATGGTTTCATCGCTTTAACAGGTGCGGACTACACAGGAGCAACTGGTAATGTAACAATCGTTCCAGCGGCGTCAGGTCATACAGCAGCGAACATCGGTGATAGTATTGATTTGATGTTGGCAGAAGCACCAGATTATTTAGCGGCAGCAAAAAATGGTGCCATCTTTATGAGTTGGTCTAATTTCCGTAACTATACAGTTTGGGTGAGAAACAAAAACTTTTTCTACTTACAAACTCCTGGTGACGGTCAAGCAAAAATCTTACATCCGGGTTCTAATTTTGAAGTAATTCCAGTTCACGGTTTAACGGGGTCTAATCGTATCTTCATCGGTAAGAAAGATAATTTCTTTATTGGAACAGATTTAGTTAGTGACTACTCACAATTCAAAATGTGGTATAGTTTAGACAATCAAGAGACAAGAATGAAATGTCAGTTCCGTATTGGAGCACAAACAGGTGTAGACCAAATTATATCAAACGGTTTAGCGTAAATATAACTTTAATTGGGGAGATTAATTTCTCCCCTTTTAATAAACAAATAAATAGAAAAAATAAAAATATAAAAATATGGCTTGTAGTGTAAGTTCAGCGTATGGTTTAGGTTGTAAAGGTGGTGTTGGTGGTATCCAAACCCTTTATATCTTTTCAGCGCCAATCACAGGTATTACTTACTCTGGTTCAGGAGATACTCAAATCATTACCGATATTGCTGGTAGTGGTTCATTAGTAGAGTTTCAATTATACAGAGGTGGTAGTAACTTTACAGAAAATATGGCTGCTGACCCTGCGACGGGAACAGTAGTATATACTCAAACAATCACAGCGTTGTTTAGAGATTATAGCGCACAATTAAGAAACCAATTTTCTCTTTTAGCGAAGAGTGGAACGGTTCAAGCGTTAGTAAGAACGAATAGAAACCAATACATTTTATTCGGTGCTGATTTTAATGGTGGTGACGCAACAGCAATTAACTTGGCGTCAGGAACTGCTTATACAGATAGACAAGGTTACGATGTAACTTTGACTTTCTTACAAGCAAATCCTGCCTCATTTGTTAATATCTCTGCCCCAACATCAGCGGGTTTAGACGCAGCTTTAACAGGTATCACTCCTGTTTTACCAGCGTAATAAAAAATAAAAACACAATAAGGGTGGAGCGTAAAGTTCCGCCCTTTTTTTTAATTAGATATGTTACACTTAAATATTAACGCTTTAAACTCTTGTGATGTTACGGTTAGTAATGAAAGTGAATTAACTAATCCTACATACCTGTGGGTCTTAACTAATTTGGAAACAAAAGTTAAAAAGTATTTTATACCTTATAACGCAACAGTTCCACACGCAGGTAGATATGATACATTTACATTCACATCTTATCCATTACAACCAGAGGTATTAACAGGTTCAACTTGTAATATACATTTACAACAAGGACAATATAGATATACTATATACGACCAGGTTAGTCAAACTAATCTTGACCCATTACTTTCAAATAGTATGGTTGAAACAGGATTAGGAAATGTTCCACAAGCGGAGATTTGTTTTACTGAATATACAGACAACAACCCTTTTAGCGAGGCGGTAGTTTATAATGACCCAACTTGTTTTATATCCTACATAAGTCCTAATGATGAAACAATAATGGTTGTGTATTACAACCCTGGTATTTGTAGAGACCCAATAAAATGGAACACTGCGAATGTTGATTGGCAATACGCGAACTTTAATTGGGAAAATGAATATCCAATTTATAATTAAAATATACAAGATAGATGAGCACATTATTCGGTAATAATATTTCACAAACCTATCAAGGGTTAATAAAGTTGGCAGACAGCACAACAGGGGTTACATCAACCACACAATCATTTCAAGATGGTTTGGGTAATAATATCCCTATTCAAGTTTCCAACACAACAGTTAATATATCAGGTTCATTTTTAGTGAATGGGAAACCTGTTGAAATTGATACAGGTTCACTTGTGTCTAATGTTAATGGATACAATTATCCAACAAAGACAGATAAAATTAAAGTAACTTTCGGTGATGGAACAACCCAATCTTTTGTGGTTGATAATGTTGTAAGTTCATCTTACGCACTAACATCATCATTCGCGTTAAATGTGCCAGACAATTTAATTACAACTGGTTCATATGGAACAAGTCAATCAATATCAGGTTCACTTATATTAGATAATGTTACAGGAAATACATTAATAGTATCAGGTGGTTATATAGATACAGAAATAGGTATGGCTTATCCATCAGCAAAGTTTCAAGGAGGAGTTGAATTATATGAAATGATTGATATTAGTGGCAACACATTATCACCATATATTTCATTAGTAGGTGGAGTTAGTGGAGCAACAAATCCAGGTATTAATATTAGTATGGATACTACTAATGGTGGTTTTGGTGGAGTTTTAATTAATGACCCAACATTAGGACATACAGTTGGTATGGCTTTGTCTAAATATAATTTAGATGGAGAGCAATTAGGAGGATTTTATTATGGATTTGGTTCAAGTAATAATACTCCATATGGTCCAGGTTCTAATGATAATTCAATATTATATACAAAACTTAATAGTAATAAATTATACATAACAAGAGATACAGATTTAACTGGTTCATTAAAAGTATCAGGTGGAGCAAATATAACAGGTTCGTTAATTGTAAGTGGAAATATTACAGCAAATAGTGGTTCTTTCAAATATCTACAAACGATATATGAAACAGCGTCAATTATATATTCAAGTGGTTCTAACCAATTAGGTGACGCAAGTAATGATACACAAACTTTATGGGGAACAGTTAATTTACCATCTGGGCCATTATCTATTACAGGTTCATTATATGTTTCATCTTCACAACAAAGAGATGTTATTGTTGAAGGTCAAGTATATATTACAGGTTCAGCAATAGCGTCAGGTTCAGCAACACAACCACGACTTATTATATCAGGAGCAGTAGCGGGAACAACAAACGGTTCAAGAAGCGGTTCAGTTACAATACTACCATCAAGTATTTCTATTATAAGAGGAGATAGTAATGTATCTTTTACACAAAGTGGATTTGCTGCGTTTGGGACTAATTCAAGATTAGCAACCAATTCAACAACAAGTAGTTTATTAAGTTTATTACAACTTGATAATAGTGTAAGTCCATTAGGTAGTGGGTTTCAAATAAATACAACTAATACAGGAACAGTATTTCAAGATTATGATAATCAAACTGGTTTAGATAGTAGTTGGTTAAGTATTGGTGTTAATAAATTAGGAAACCAAAATCCTATTCCACAAATGTTAAGAGGTTTAGGAGTTACAGGTTCATTATTAGTAAATGGTTCACCAATAACATCAGGTTCAAGTGGAACATCTGGAACGAGTGGTTCAAGTGGTTCTAATGGTTCTAATGGTTCGTCAGGAACAAGCGGTAGTAATGGTAGTGATGGTTCAAGTGGAACATCTGGTATAGATGGAACATCAGGAACAAGCGGTAGTAATGGTAGTAGTGGAACAAGTGGAACATCAGGTTCATCAGGTAGTGATGGAACAAGTGGAACATCAGGTAGTTCAGGTATATCAAACTCATTCTTTAACTATCAAGCAAAGACAAACTCACAAGCAGGAGACCCTGGTTCAGGACATATCATTTGGAATAATGTAATACAATCAGGTTCAACACAAATTAATATTAATGATTTAGACCAACAAGGAAATAACCTTGATGTATTTTTATCACAATTAAAGAGTGGTTCAAGAATTACTTTTCAAGACAAAGCAAATCAAGGTAACTATCAAGTATGGGATATTGGAACATCAGTAGATAATACTACTTATTGGTCTTATCCTGTTACATTAGTTTCATCAACACACGAGTTTAGTAATAACGACCAAATATTATTTATCATCACAACAACACCATCAGGAACATCAGGTAGTTCAGGAACGAGTGGTATAGATGGAACATCAGGCACAAGTGGAACATCAGGTTCTAATGGTAGTTCAGGAACTGCTGGTTCGTCAGGAACAAGCGGTAGTAATGGAACATCAGGAACATCAGGTTCAAGTGGGTCTAATGGTTCGTCAGGAACATCAGGTTCTAATGGTAGTTCAGGAACATCAGGTTCTAATGGAACGAGTGGTAGTAATGGTAGTAGTGGAACATCAGGTAGTTCAGGTTCAACAGGAACATCAGGAACAAGTGGAGTTGGTGTTGGTTTAAATACAAAACAATATTATTTTACAACAACAGGTTGGACGGGAAATAATCCATATACAAGAGATATAGTATTTAATATACCTTTTAATGACGACACATATATGATTGATGTTGTTTGGAGGATAGGTGGAATTACTACAACAAACGGAGGTAGAGATTGGAACTATTCAACAGTTGCTGGAACACAAGTATATTATACAAGTAAAACAGCGTCAGGATTTACATTAAACTTTGGTTCATCTAATAATGTTACATCTGCTGGTAGTGAGGTATGGGTTCAATTAACCGCTAATGGTGAGTTAGGTGTTCCAGGAACATCAGGAACATCTGGTAGTAATGGTTCATCAGGAACAAGTGGTTCTAATGGAACATCAGGTTCTAATGGAGCACAAGGTAACCCTGGAACTAATAGTGGATTTGTTTATACATTTTCAACTAATACAGGTTCAACTAATCCAGGTGCTTCTACATTCAAGTTTAATAATGTTGCGTCAACAGGAACAACAATAATTTACATTAATCAAAATGACGCAGTTAGTAATGATTTAAACTTATGGTTACAAAGTTTTTCAGGTTCAACAAGCACTATGAAAGGATATTTACAAATCCTTATACCTGGAAATGGTAACCAATATAATTATCAAGTTACAGGTATTTCAAAAAGTGGAACAACAGGTAATTTTTATTATTCAGTTAATGTAACATATTCAGGTGGATATGGAATATACGCAGATATTCCTAATATAACAAATTGCCAGTTAAGTTTTATACCAACAGGTAATATCGGTGCGTCAGGTTCATCAGGAACAAGTGGTTCATCAGGTATATCAGGTTCATCAGGAACAAGTGGTATATCTGGTTCATCAGGAACAAGTGGTGTTGGAACATCAGGAAC